AACCTATCGTACCTGATGGGTGTTTTTGTGTTGCATAGCATGGGACTCCTGGAACAGGTGTTTGCGTATGGCCAAGGCATGTGCTAAACTGCCAGAAGGCATTCCTACAAAATGCGATTCCTGCGGATCTACACCTCGTGTTGAAGACGTGGGAATTATCCTGCCTGAATTTACAGGTAACGAAATGGTTTACCATGTTCGTTGTTACCATTGTGGTGAGGAGTGGGTCGATTGACCTCACTTCAATCTTCTCTACTACGGGCAGCACGTGGAGGATACGTGCCACCTTACGATCGTCGTGAAAAGCACATGCCAGGCATGAATTTTTGCGGACCTGGAACGAACGTAACAAAACGCTTGCGTGATGGTGTGCGTCCAATGGACGCTATGGACAAGGCATGCCTTCAGCATGACCTGGTCACCGAGCCCCGAGGTCCTTACACCAGTAAGGGAAATCCAAGGCTACTTCGTAAAGCCGATAAGAAGCTGCTTCTTGCCTCTGTGAAATTACTCGCAGAAGGCTATGAGCCAGCATGGATCCCCAAGGCCGTTGCTTCAGCAATGACGGGCTTATTGTTAACAGGCGCCAGAGGCCGAAAGTGAATCTGGAAGATTCCTTGTTAATATACACTACCTGCGAAAATATAACATAGTTATTGAGCGTGGGAGTATCATGGAACAGATGCACGTGGTTGCTTGCAAATGCGGGAAGAAATACATGAAAAAGAAGACCGTGAGGGCAATATCGGCCTGTCCGAAGTGTAACGTCTATTGTTCGAGGAGGTCTGCCCAGTGAATAACTGGAAAATAGCGGATCCGGTAGCGTATGCCCATGAAGGATGTTTGGGCAGCAGTAGCGATCGGAACGATACAAGTCTTTGTGCGAGGTACACCATGTGCCCGAAGTGCGAAAAGCGCAGAGCATCGAAAAGGGCGTGGGGATTGAACAATCGCCTGAAGAGCGAACTTGAGATGGCGGAGGATGAAGGATCCAAACTGAAGGTTGGAGTACTGACCACCACGTTACCTGGTAAACATCACGTGAGTGGAATCCGGCACAAGAGCCTCAGGGATCAGTATGAATATCTGAGTGCCAGGACAAACTTGTATGGCCTGAGTGGTGCAAAATCTATGCGGGGTCTAAACTACGCATTGGCCCAAAATGGGGTACACGCTGGGTGCCACAATGTCGAGTTTACTTTCAACGAGCAAGCTGGTTGGTGGAATGTTCACAATCATTCCATCCTGATCGCTGACGAAACAAGCTGGAGTGGTTTCATACCTGAAACAAAAGACAGGGTGTGGGAGAAATCCGAACTACTCGATAGATCGGAGTTAGTGCATGGGAATTTACCCTGGTTACAATCCGCTCACGGATTGGGGACGCGTTACACGTTGGATTGGGCAGACTCTTCAGAGTTCGAACAAACAATCAGGTATGCTGCTAAAGTTGCATACATGACGAAGCCGATCAAAGCACCAGAAGGAAAAAGAATGGAGTTATCTAAATTCTTTAACGGCTTTGGAGGGCGTACATATCCACGTCTATCCCGACCCTTTGGGATGTGGATGCGGCAACAAAGTTTGCCTTAAGTTCTTAAACTGTCAACCGCAGGGCCTCTTATGGCCCCAAAGCGGAAAGATGAGCATTACCCAGTTGTGCGAAAAGGAAGAGTATCTCGCCAAACCCCGGCGAGTCATCCTCAAGTCGAAATTAATCTCGAGACTTTTTTGTGCAAAACAAATCGTCGCCTTTATCGACAGTCCCGCAATTACAGCGTCAAGATTGATCTTGATGCTACAGCGGCTACTCCAATCGACGTGTACGCTCTTAGCGACTCGTGGATGACTGAACGTGCACTCAAAATGGCATTTGACATGTATATGTTAAATTCAGAAGATGAACGTGCAAGGTTGAAAGAAGGGAACATCGCACGATGGGAAGATTTCAGAGTTATTAGCGGGCTTAACGGTGTCACCGCTCAGCTCGCTGACCCTGCTCAATTCAGCAACGCTCTGGTTCAAACCAGATTGACTGCAGGCGAGTTTGCTAATACTCGGGTCGTTGATGCTGCAGGAGTGGCCAAGAACTTTACTTGGGGCGCTGCAACAGCATCACGATATTCTATACCAGAAGAATATGATAAGGCTGGCAATGCACAGGCTTCCCCTCAATCGTCTACTAACGATGTGCCATATGATGACTTAATGGCTGACGACAATGCTATAATGGCGCAGGATTTGCAAAATCATGGGAATCTACCTCCCTACGATCAGACCGGTGTAAACGGCGATCGCCAATGGGTTAAGGTTGCGTCTCTCGCTACGGGAGCAACCCAACGATTGTCCACGGGCTTTTTCAATGCCCCATGTGGAATCATCGTTCTCGCTGCGCCTAATCTCACAGACGTTGTCAATGCTGACACACTGTCTTGGGAAGTTAAAGCTGGAGATTACAAGGGTGTTCACGCACCAAGTATGTTGGAGTGATCACCGTGGAACAGAATACTACGGAATCTGTTGCACAGGCTGCAAAAGTACTCTCAGTTCTGAAGCACGTTAAGGAAAACAACCTATCGTACCTGATGGGTGTTTTTGTGTTGCATAGCATGGGACTCCTGGAACAGGTGTTTGCGTATGGCCAAGGCATGTGCTAAACTGCCAGAAGG